GGGTTCTTTAGATTTGACGGTAATCGTGTATCAGAAATACCTTGTGCGGTACATGATCATGTTTTTGATAACCTAAATATTGATCAAATCAGTTTAACTTGGGCGCATGTAAATGCAGAACATGGAGAGATCTGGTGGTTTTATTGCTCTACGTCTGCAACAGAAATAGATAAATATGTCGCTTTTGATTACAAAGAAAACCACTGGCTGATTGGCAATTTATCTCGCACTACCGGAGCGCCTAGAGGTGTCTTTGCTTATCCAATGCTTTTTGATAATGATGGCTACGCATATGACCACGAAATTGGTCTGAGTTATGATACAACAGCAACAGACACTACGCAGCAATTAGTGTTTGCAGAAACCGGACCAGTTTCTTTAGGTAATGGCGATAATGTTATGCACGTAACAGATCTAATTACAGACGAAAAAACGCAAGGTGACGTCAATATTAAATTTAAAAGCAGGTTTTATCCAAACGCCGCAGAAACTACACACGGCCCATTTACACCGGCCAACCCGACACCAGTAAGATTTCAAGGCAGACAGGTTCGTATGAGAGTTGAGGGTGACACACCCTATGCAAATTGGAATGTAGGCACTATGCGTATG